TGCATCTGCGACATCTTTAACGTCTGTGTCCCAATTAGGCATCGCTATGCTCCAATTGAGTTCTGCTGCACGATCGAATAATACTAAACCTGCTCGATCTTGATCTGGTATCACGATCACTTCGGCACCTAGGCTATTGATTATTCTACTCTGTTGTTCTGCGATTTCGTTAGTAAGCAACGCAACTCCGTTGATCGATAATGCATCAAACGGACCTTCGCATACAAATATATACTTCTGATTTTCTTTTTGTTGATCAAAGTTGAAAACAAAATGCGGGTGTTGATCTGATAGATATTTGGGTTTTCCGTCTTTGACTTTACGAGCAGTATTACCTACGATTCTTCCTTCCCATCTAAAAGGAATAATAACACGATCGATATATCCAGGAGTAGGACTCCAATAAAAATCGTATTCAAATGGGTTCTCATATCCTCTACTTATTAAGTATTTTAATACGTTAGAGTAATCTTCACCGATTTGTTCTTCGATCTCTCCGTCTATTAAATTACCCCATTCAGCCAAAGGCATTGCACCTTCGGGTAATTCTTTATCGGTAAATTCTAGTTTAGGTTCGCTGTGTTCTGGTTTGTATTCGTCGTTCTCAGTCTTAAGAGCTTCAAATACCAATTCTTTGATTATGTCTTCACTGGCACCCATCCAACGTGCTAGTGTTTTCATCTTTTCACCAAATGGCGATCCAGGTTGCCATCCTGTAGAAAATTTACAGTTAAAACAGTTATAGACTACACCGTCACCGTCAAACCTAATACCTCCCCGTTTACGAGTATCTGGACTATGTCCTCGATGACCGCAACAGGGTGCATTAAAGCTAGTCCAGCCCGAGGGGCTGTGTTTCGCTCTAGGAGGAATCAGTGAACGGAATTTGTCTACGACCAAAGTCATAAACAAATTATACTATCTGTATAACACCTTGTCAACGGTTCCTGTAGCCGGAATTCCAGTTGCACCTAATACATAACTTCTATCGTTTGGCGCCGATGTTCCAGAATGAGTAACTGACATAATAGCACCATTATAATTTACCGATGCCACTGTGATCGTTAAATCATTTACACCAGAATAACCGCCCAATTTATCTCCGGTAATGATTAACACATCGCCGACAGTGTAACTAGCACCGCCATCATATACACTGACAGTATAAGGACCATCAAATGTCTGTGCAATGGTAAATTTTGCAGAACCGTTAAATGTGGCACCTACTTTGATTCTGAACCAGTTGTATTTTCCAACAACGTTCCTATAGGTTGTAGTTGACCCAGATGTAATAAACTGATTTGCTCCGCCACTTACTGCACTGTTTGGAATAATCACCCAATTTTTAGGATTAGAAGTTTTATCTAGGCTACCTTCTATCGTGATCTTTCCACTAAAACTAGTATCATGATAAAACTGGAATGTATGTAATGATTGAGCAGATGCTAAACCTCTGTTGGTATCTATAATACTACTGATGTAGTATGACGGATCTTGATATCCGGTAGTTGCTGGATTTATATAATGGAATTCTGTTATCTCTAAAGATCTAGAAACATCACCATAGGCATCACCTACAATTTCTAAAGTTCCTATAACTTCATATTGTCCGTCGATATACATCGGTGTCCTAGCAGAAACACTATGGCTACCGTTAGTAGAATCGATAGTGTTTCTTGATTCTTGAGTTAATGAATAGTTATAGAATCCGTTATTGATATCATGCAATTCAGTTTCTGATAAAGTTACATACCACTTTCCGGTGCTGTAACTTACAACTTCGCAGTCCTTAGAAACCACTAAATCTCTGGTATCTCTATTGATGAGATTAAATACCAAAGTCGATCCGCTAGTGTCTGCGGATTTCTGATCAGAATTACGAACTTGGATGTCGATGCGATTATCAACACTACGATATATTTTTAGATTACGGTTATACACTCTGCGATACCTCTCTGTTTGCCAAGCGGCCAAGGCATTAGTAAAGACGTCGACCTTGTTTGGATATAAATAAACTGAAATTGCTTGCATAATGACTATTTATAAGAATGAGAATAACTGAAAACTTGCAGGAAAACTTTCCGTTTATCAGCGTAATAAACCACGTAAATCAAGAATACGTGGGCATAATAATTAACCAAGATGCGCAGGTTACTAGCATATACGACTATGCTGCCATTCGCACTGACATCGAAAAACAACGTTTTTTAGAACTAGGCGAAGCTTGGTGGTGGGAAAGTAATCGCCAAATACCTATTAATATTTTCTTGCTTAGAGAAATAGCAGATTTTCGTTATGCTATACGTAATTTTTCTACTAAAGATGTAAAAGTTCTTTTAGGCCCATGCACTAGCCTAAACGATATCATTGTAAAAAGAATTAAAAGAAAATCAATAACTTTAGTAAGAAAAGCTACTTAACTAAATCCGTAACTTATATTTTCACAGATTAAATTCATCTGGACGACGATAGCCATCGCATATGCTGTAGCATGGCTTTTCTTAAAATAGTATTCGTCATTCTCCGGTTTCATCCATACTTCCGTCATCACCGTAGTCCAGTCTTTGCCAATCAGATAACGTTTCGCTGGGCGTATCATTGCTAGTATGGCCGCCAGTTGTTCCACGCTTTTCGGCTTCATTTGTCGTAATATAGAACCATGCCCGTTTACGTGAAAGAGTAAGTTGACGAAATCGTCTTGTTCTAGAAGATCCCATAGTGGCTCCGTGTTCATTAATTGATTAAGATGTTCTTCATCACGAACACCTTTATAAATTCCAACATTTAAAAAGTCTATTTTAAAGTTGCCTTCGTCTTCTGCTTGATCATAAGGAACAGCACACAGACCCGAAATTGCATTGACTGGAACTTCGTGAAAGTATACGCCAGTGTTATGTTTTATCAGTTTACCTGATTCGTTTCTACTGGCACATACGTGATCAAACAAAGATAATGCTTGATCTCTATCAACGAAATCTATGTCAATGTCGGGCATGTTTTAACTTTTTTCCAATCTTGTGAACCTTCTGTTGCATATCCAGTATAACGCTCTCCGGTCTCTAAGTCAATCAATAACCACTTTTCTGGACATTTTGTTTTGATAGTCAGCGTTTTTGGTTCTTCAAGTTCAGGAACTTCTGTGCCATCTAATAATTTTCTCATTGTAATCTGGTGCTCTGAAATAATAATAATGGTAATGTTTCTGCTAGGAATTCGGCATAATCTTCAGCATCTTCCATATCATTGAAACCACTGAACTTAACATACACTACTGGATCGTCTGCCGATGTCACTACTTCAACATCAATGTCGTCTCTAGATATGTATTCTTCGTTTTCAGCTAATTCTTCTACCTGAACTTCTAATTCTTTCTTCTTAGGCATTATAATATTTTTGCCTCCTTGATAACATCTTTTACTAATTCAACATCTGCTGGTAACGACTTAAATCTAATAATCCAATGCTGAGGATCGATAATTGGTGATACGATATCTAATTGCTCATCATTCATGCGTCTCAGCATTTCTTTTCCTGATTTGGTATTTAATAATATCCACGGACTAATTAAACCTTCTTTAATATCGTGCGTAGCACGATTAAGATTTACATAAGCAAAATAGTGTTCCCAGGGACTGTTGTTCTTTTCTCCCCAGTTCATCATAGTTTGTATAGTTCGTTGGATAGCACCGTCTGCCGGTTCTTTTTTAATCAGCTCAATGAGGTATTGTTCGTATAACTCATCTCTACACCAATGATCTAATTTGATGCCGCTTTTTACAACGTATTCGATAAATCTTTCTGGATATATCGGTGCCTGGTTAATCATGAAGCTACCGAATTTTACAAATGCAGTATAGTAAGGACTTTTAGCAAACTCGTCAAATGATTTAGCTGTTCTTACTTTTTGTGTGATCTCGTAAAACTTTTGAAAAGTTAATAATCCCATCTGAACATGTTTTTCATCTTTGGCCAAGAACCTACGTTTCTGTTCACATATATGAACAAACAATGTTTTTTCTTTGGCAAATGCTTTGCCGCAGTGTTCACATTTAAAACTTAATTCCATTGACTTCTTTTTTATCCCAACCAAGAGACTCGCAATATTGTTTAATTTCTTTGTCTGTGGAGATTGCTGCAAGTGTTTCAATGTCTGACCTTTTCATATTAGGAAATAAATTTGCTAGGAACTCTTCTTTTTTATTTTTTTCACGCTTCAATGGGATCCATTCGTGAAACTGTGCCTTCTTATCTTCATGACTGCACATGGTTAAAGTCATCCATTGCAACTTTGGATGCTTAGAAATATTCGCCCAGTTCTTATTATAGAACTCGTTCACTGTTAGCAAATAGTGTTCTTGTAATTCTTTATTTGAACTTTTGACACTACTGATGTAGCGATTAAGATTCCAAAGGTCACCTTTGATTTCTTTTTGGCCGTCTTCGGTGGCGGCGTCCCAAAGTTCTTTTAATCCCATGTCCACTGCAGGGATCATGTCTTTGAATAGATCTACGTGTTTATTTTTGCCCATCTTTTTTACTCAGATAATAAAGTATTTTAGCACGTTCTAATGTATTTTTCAACTCTTCATTATCCAATGCAGCACGTCTAATATCGTGCCATAATTGATTTTCTAAGATATCTTCTCTAGTAGCACCTCGAACCCTTGCAGGGTTCTCGTCTAATTTCCAGTCATATCCAATTTCAAATCGATCAGATGGTGGCGCACCGAATTCTCTGGCATAAACCGTGCCTCCTTGTCTTTCATAGACATATGTGACTCCTGGTTTTAATTGTCCCATTATAATAACTCCGGATTCCCAGTTAACGACAGCTCACCTATTCTGTTGTGATATGCTGGGTGTAGTCTTACTATTGTAGGGGTTGTAACAGAAATGTCAACCAATGCATCACCAATCTGTTGATCTGCTGGAACGAATCCGTTTTGACTGATCCAGTCTACGATTTTTTTAGCAGCGTGTGGTTTAATAATATATCCGTAGGCTCCTCTCATATAATTTCCAGTTTGATTTTTTTCTAAAAATTTTGCCTGGCTGTTATGATATTTGGATATTTTTATTTCGTTTTCTTTTTCTTCTTCTATTAATTGCTCATATAGTTTAGAGTAAGGATCTAAATTATCTAATTTTAAAACATCAGCAAATTGATCTAAAATGTTATCAGGAAGAGGTCTAATGAAATATCCGTCGTGTTCTAAAATCAAATAAGGAATATTATCAGCAACACAGTTGTTCCACAAATAATAATGGCTAAGGAAACAACCGAAAACTCCTGCTCTACCTTTTTTAAATTTATATCTAGGTTTTATTCTTAGTTGCCTTAGATGCGCTTCATATTCTTTTCCGTTGATAGCATCAAAATAATTTACAGTAACGCCCTGTTCTGCTGCACGAATCACACAGTCATTGGCATGTGTTTCTGATATCTGATTGTCTTTTAAACGGATTATAAATGATTTCATTTTAAACAGAGTATTTAATGATATAAATATCTCATAAAGGATGAGCTATATGAATATACTTATACCAATGGCGGGGCTGGGCTCAAGATTTCCTAGTCATACCTATCCAGTTCCTAAACCATTAATCGAAGTTAATGGTAGGCCCATGATATCTAGGGCGATTACTAGTTTAAATTTAGAAGGCAATTATTTGTTTGTAATTGCAAAGAATCAATTTACAGAGTTAGTAAAAGAAACGATTCTAGCTCTCAAGCCAACTAGTAAATTTATAGAAATTGATTATATAACCGAAGGTCCTGCGGTTAGTGCATTGTTATTCAAAGAGTTTATAGACACAGATGATGAATTAGTTATAGCTAACTGTGATCAAATAATGGAATGGAACAGTGAAAATTTCTTACATAATGTAAGATTATATGATGGGGCTGTAGTAACTTATCATACAGACACAGATAAAAACAGTTATGCTCGATTAGATGAAAAAGGTTTTGTTATAGAAATACGAGAAAAAGAAGTTATAAGTAATGTAAGCCTTAATGGAATACATTATTGGAAAAAAGGCAAATTTTTTGTTAGCAGTGCAGAGAAAATGATTGATCTACAAGATCGAGCACCTAACGGCGAATTTTATATAGGCCCAACATACAACCATATGATCAGGCAAGGATTAAAGGTAGGAATTTATCACATACCAAACTCACAGCATCATCCAGTTGGTGTGCCAGATGATTTAAAAAAATATTTAGAATATGAAAACAAGAAAAATTGATGAGATGTGGCGAGGATGGTTTATAGGAAATTTTGAACCTACTGTTCTCAAAACTGAAAATTTTGAAGTCGGATTACTGACTCATAAAAAAGGTGAAGTCTGGCCTAAGCATTATCATGCTGTAGCGACAGAATATAATTTATTAATAAGTGGATCTATGACTATTTGTGGTCAAAGCATTGTTCCAGGAACAATTTTTGTTTTAGAACCTAATGAAGTTGCAGATCCTATTTTTCATGAAGACTGCCAGGTATTATGTGTAAAGGTGCCTAGTATTAAAGGAGACAAGTATGAAGTTTTTTAAGGATAGAAGTGAATTAGATTTGAACCGTTATTATATTGCCACTTACGAAATGTCTAGTTCTGCTAACCTAAAAGATGCAGCATGGAATTTAGCAATTGGTCAAAGTGTCGGAAATCCTAACGTTAGAAATGAATGGGAAACTGATGACCTTTTTGAAAATCATAGTTGTATAATTGTAGGTGAAGAAGGAATGTTAGAAAAACAAACCGACGGGTTAGTTTCTATTGCATTTCCTGTAATTAACACTGATTGGGAAAGTGATGGCATTAGCCACATGTTATGTCAATTAATGGGCGGGCATGTTGATATTGATATTGTCACTAAATGTAGACTGGTAAAATTAGAACTGCCAGAAACTGTAACTAAACATTTTTTAGGTCCTAAGTTTGGTTTAACCGGTATGCGAAAACTAACCGGTCAATACAATAAACCATTGTTTGGAAGTATTGTAAAGCCTAAGATTGGTATCACTCCCGAAGTTCTATTAGAAATGGTCAAGCAGATGGTCGATGGTGGTGTTGACTTTATCAAAGAAGATGAAATTATGGTCAATCCGGCTTGCGCTCCTTTAGATCGTCGTGTAGATATCATTGCTAACTATCTTGCTAAACAAAGTCGTAAGATTGTATTTTGTCATACCATTAACTGTGATCCACATATCCTGGTTGATAGAGTTAAACGAGTCCACGAGTTAGGTGGTAACGGTGTTCATATCAACGTGTTTAGTGGGTATGGTGCATATAACAGTATTAGAAAATTAGATTTACCATTATTCTTACATTATCAAAGCAGTGGTGCAAAAGTTACAACAGATAAAAATCATAGATTTAGTATTAGTTGGCCAGTTATGTGTCAATTAGCTACATTGATGGGAGCTGATACAATTCAAACAGGAATGGTTGGCGGCTACAGTAACGACGATCCAGAAGAGATTAAGAAGTGTATAGAAATCCTAGTGGCAGGCAATACTGTTCCTGCATTAAGTTGCGGAATGCATCCGGGATTGGTAAACAAAGTGACTGAGCTAGCTGGTATTGACTACTTGGCCAATGCCGGCGGAGCAGTGCATGGACACCCAGGTGGAACCATAGCCGGTGCTACAGCAATGAGACAAGCAATTGATCACACCGGCGGTGACGAGTATGATGTTGCAATTAAAAAATGGGGACTAATTCAATGAGATGGGAAGAAGATCTAGTTAAAGATATCAGATTCAATGATTATAGAGATGATCTAGATTGGCCGTTTGTTGATCGACGATTTTGTTTTGAAGATACAGGCTTGCCAATCCTTCCTCCTAGATCAAGAGATTTAGAAGATTTCAGTGTCCATAATCAAATGAGTTTGTTACCTAGATTTTTATCCATAAAAGAAAATTGTAGGTGCATCGTTGAAATTGGAGTTAGCAGAAGTAAGCGATTTAAAAATACCAGCACATCAATTTTTCTTAATAATAAAAGAGACGACACGTATTATTTAGGTATTGATATAGAAGATAAAACATATCTTAATAATATAGATTTAAACATACACACTATTCAAACAAGAAGCGAACATATAGATGTTGTTATGAATAAGTTAAATGAACTAGGCGTTGACAGGATTGATTTCTTATTCATCGACGGCTGGCATAGCATAAATCAAGTATTAGTCGAGTGGGAATATACCAAGCTATTAAGTGATACAGGAGTTGTCGGATTTCACGACACAGCATATCATCCAGGCCCGTATTTTTTCGTTAATAATTTAAATCAAGATAAATGGAATGTTATGACTAATGCCTGCAGCGATATTAAAGATGACTACGGTATAGGCTTTGCATGGAAAAGAACATAAAAATTTTTATTTTAACATACAAGGCTCCGGAAGATTTAAAAAATAATTTAACTTCTTTTTTTAGTAGCAATGCACCGTTTGACGAAATTGAAGTTAATATTATTAATAATCATTCAACGATTTTTGAAGTTCCGGAAGATTTTAAAAATAGAGTTATTGTCCATAATCAAACACTTCGCGCAGACTGGGGTTGCGGAACCCCTGCAAGAGACTGGAATCAAGCATTAGTCCTTGGATTTAAAAATCTCAACGATCCACTGTGTAATCAAATAATATTGTGTCAAGATGATGCTATCTGGGAGCCAGGATGGTATAAAACTTTAAGAAAAATTCACAAACAATACGATTTATATCAATGTAGTTGGGGAGATTGTTTTATAAGTGTGCTACCTAATGCTATTAAGAAAATAGGATTGTTTGATGAAAGGATGTGCACCTTGGGGTATTACGAAGGTGACTTTTTATTAAGAGCATGGTTATATCATAGAGATAAAGTATCTATAAATGATCACCATCATAGAAGAGTTTGGAACCCTACAGAGGATGTGGTAAAACGAGCATCAGATGAAAGATCCACACCTAGGTATATGCAACATAGTGGAAATATTTTTAGTCTTAAATGGCCCGGTATCGATTCTCAACGATGGGAGAAAAGTCTGTTTAAAAATCCTCCACGTTGTAGTGCTATTCCTAATTTTATTTTTTACCCGTATTTCGAAGGAGATATTGAGGATTTGTCAGGAAAGGGATATGTTATATTATGATAATAATTAGTCACAGAGGAAATATAAGCGGGCCAAATCCAGGATCTGAAAACAATCCCGAATATATTTTAGAAGCTATAAAACAAGGATTTGATGTTGAAATCGATGTCTGGGTTATCGATAATAAAATTTTGTTAGGACACGACTACGGACAGCATCAAGTTACTATGCAATTTTTAAAGAATAAACATTTGTGGTGTCATGCAAAAAATCTTGCTGCGTTAGAATTTATGTTAGAACAAGGAATTCATTGTTTTTGGCATCAAGAGGATCATCGAACTATTACTAGTAAAGGATTTATCTGGACCTATGAAGGACACTCTCTAGGGCGTAAGAGTGTCGCTTGTTGGATGAATGCCGACGGAAACTTTCCTTCGTCGATGGTCTTTGGAATTTGCACAGACTACCCATACAAAGTCAAAGAAATCTTAGAACAAGATTAATTACTTAGAAAATCCTACAGTTTCACGTTCGATATCTTCGTGATCAAATTCTGCCCAATATAATTCAAAAGCTACAGTATCTTCTATGGCTTCGAACTGATGGTATTCGCCTGGAGCGACTTTTGTATACTGACCTGCTTCTAAAATTGTTTCGTCAACAAGATCGTAATTATTTTTCCACACACGAATAATCATTTTTCCAGATTCTACGAAGAATCCGTTCCACTTAAATTTATGTTTGTGTTTAGAACAAACCCCACCGGCTTTGGCTTCAATTCTATGAAACTCTAATACACCGTTTGCTTCAAGCAATTCTGTTTGTCCCCATACTTTTCCAGCTTTCATATTATTCCTTTAATTTTTAAAAATAAGTATTCTCGTCTTTCACACCATCGATATTCAAATACAGGCTCTCCTGGTCCACATATCATACCTATTCCGAGATACGCTCTTTTTAACCAAAGATATTTACCTGTGTAAAAACATCTCCGAGGCCAAATACTAAATTTTAATTTCCATCCTATACACCGACGTTTGAAATCTTCATTGTTCCACATCAGACTGTCTAATGGCATTATACTAATTTATGTAATTGCAAAACTTCACTTTGACGACTAATTTCTTTCACAAAAAATGCACATGGAGGATTTACTCCTTCAGCTAACGGAACAGTTAGTAATTGTCCATTTTTCATTTTTGGAAAATACCAACGAACATCCTGATAGATATTTACGATTTCAATAGGAGCATAATCAGCCTTGAAACCTTTGATAGGATTAAAGATAAGAGCATCAAATCCTCGTTCATTAATGCTGGTCAACGGCAATACTTCTGGGTCTAATCCGCAGTCTTTGTCTCCTACTACCATGCACCAATCTAAAGGCATTTGAACTTCGTGTCCTCCGATATTAAGAAGAATAGCAGGACTATTAAATGATTCTAGGAATATAAGCGGCATGAAGAAAAAGTCCGGCTCTGCTGGATTAGAATTGTCTAATACAGAAAATCTAGTATCTTCATCTACCTCTTCTGGTAAATCATTTAAATCAAATGCTGTGTTATTGAGTGTTAAAATTTTCATTGTTGTTTTCCTTGAATGCTACTGTATCACTTTTATGCTTTATTAGAGTATAACCTAAACTTTGAAGCCAAAGTATAATAATATCGTTTTCGTTCCTTTTGTTTTCGAACATAATTACAGGTTCGTATTTTTTAATAGTTTCTAGTGAGCCCATAATAACTTCTTGCTCGCCTTCCTCTACGTCAATCTTTATAAAATCAACATCGGTAAAATTAAAATCGTCTAGTCTTTTAACTTCGACTTCGAAGATATCACCTGTCCAGTTCAAGTTTCTTCTAATAGCAATCGAACCGTCGGATGCTGGCTGACCTGTAGGAACTATCAAATTAGTTTTGTGTTCTTCTTTTCCCAATGCAACATTATATGTTTGTATTTTTTTATTTTCTTTTAGTATATTAAAACTATTCGGATTAGGTTCAAATGCTATGACTGTTTCAAAATCGTTTAAAAAAGGAAGAGATGTTTCACCGATATACGCACCGATATCAATATATGTCCTTTTGCTTTTTAAAAAAGGAAATGCCCATTCTCTTATCTTTCTTTCGCTCATGTATTGACCTTAGTTAGTGTAAATGGATATTTCGCTTCCTTGTAATACTTCTTGCGTTCAGTGAGATGGCGCTTGGCGTATTTGCAGGAAGATGTGATATCCCAGATTTGGACGAAGTCTTTATCTTCCGCTTTTCTAATGCCTCGTCCAATGCTCTGGATAACGCGGACAAAGCTCTTTCCGGGCTCAAGAAGAACCAGATTAAAAATCCTTGGAATATTAATACCCACAGCGGCCACACCGTAAGTCGCCACAATAATCTTGTTATCACTAGTTTTAATTTCGTCATACTCTTCTTTCCTGTCATCTAATTTAACAGCACCACTGATAAAAACTGCATCTGGAATCCTTTTAATCAGTTTATTACCTGTATCAATTCTATTAACTAATACCAATGTATTTCCTGTGCTACCTATCGTTTGTATTTTATTAGATATCCAATCTAAGCGAGTATCATCTGTAACTAACCAGGTGTATTCTTCAGCATACGTTCTAAATACTTGAATGTCGTTGGTTTGTAGAATTTGTATATCTAATCTTGCCAACACATCCTTCTGCTGTAAATCATGTGCCGAAACTTGATTGATCACTGGTCCAATGCTGGCAAGCAAACTTTGAAACTCCCATTTTTCTTTAGGTATAGTTCCAGTTAATCCCCATCGAATAGCACAGTTACGAAAATTTAAAGTAGCCAGTCTCATCAATACATCTGCTTTAGCTTGATGGACTTCGTCAATAATGATTGCACAAACTCCTTCACAAAACTCTGCTAGTGTTAGTGTATCAGAATCATAGCTTTTCTTTTCTAATACGTTAAGACTTTGCCAAGTGCAGATTGTATGGGTTTTGTTTAATTCTTTTCGATCACCGAAATATACACCTACATCTAATCCTAAATTTTTGTAGTCTTCTTCAGTTTGAACAACAAGCGATTTATTCGGAACAATAACCATCGTGCGACCATACGGTTCACAAAGATGCGATAACGTCGCCGTAGTAATAGTTTTACCTGCACCAGTAGCTACCTCCTGTAACGATTGTGGATTCTCTAAAAACTTATTAACAACATCATATTGATAGTCTCGCAACACGATAGGCTTACCGGCTTCCGGATGACCCTTAGGCCAAGTCTTACCTTGATCGGCCCAATAATTTTCTCCTATAGGGGAAAATTTAAATGACTGATGCTGCCTTAAATCGTCAACATCAATGTCGTAACCAGAGTCTTCGATAATAGGAAGTATAACATCTAGGTGTGCTAGATATCCTGTGCCACCGATGCCAAAGAATGTCTTAGTTCCGTCCCACCGACCTAATTTGTAAGCAGGCATATGGCGAGCGTAAGGAAGATCGTATTTGAGTGCGTTAACTATCTTACGTCTTGTTTCAACGCTAAGTCCGTCTACCTTAATATTGACTTCGTCTTTTATAATTAATTTACAGGTTGACAATTTTTTGTTCCTTATCCTGAGATGGCTTTATATCTCCTATATAGATAACACAAGGATGACTATTAAACCAATCTCTAGAAATTTGGTTAGTCGATGGATATAAATTGTTACTTGCTAATATTTTAACAGAATCTGATTCTTTAAACAACCACTTGGCAGGTTTGTGATTAAAGATTAAAATTTTTCCGTTATCGACTTTTCCGCCGAAACCGTTTTCTTTAATCCACGAATTCAATTCTGGATTTTCTGTTTTGTCTGCACGGAAACAAACCTTAATTTCAGCTCTTGGAATCCCAACTTCTTCGATATCCGACGTGAATTTTTCCAACCACTCTAAAGTTCTACCAACGCGATCTAATACTACACAAACTCTTCCGTCAACTTGTTTACAAATTTCTAAAAATTCTTTATTAGTTTTAACCCAGAAAGAATTAGAATCAGAACTGGCGATTTTTTCGATGGAATTTTCTGGATTTTTTGACAAGATATATCCCATGTCTTTAGCCAGCAGCAGATCATTAAACAGTTGATCAGTTTTGTTTTTGTTCCAGTAATCTACAGCATCTGCCGGCGCATTATGCAATTCCACCTTGCCGTTGACGATAGAAGAATACGGCGAAATTTTTTCATAATTTTGCCAAATTTCTTCAACTTGAGAAACTAAGTTTAAAAAACTTTCTTCGATTTCAAATTCATTATTTTTGGCAAATTCGTATAGCTGAATGATATTATGATCATCAACTGTAAACTTTCTAATCTTTCTTTCACTATCCCATGTGCTATAAGAATTGACGGAAATTTCCTCATCTACTTGCTTTTTTAGCTGGTATGGAAACTTCGCACAGACAAATAGTTTTTCATTTTCATCTTTCTCGACAAAAATCTTTTTAGAGTAATCGAGAGTTCTAAAATTAGTTTTCCACGATGGATTTTCTAAAGCATCAAAATAGTCAAAACCTGATAGCTGACAAATATTTCGGTATTTGTGCAGTAATTTTAGAATGAATTTAGCTTGATTTTCTGTGAGTTGATTTCCATGAGAAATCGTAATAGAAAAACTTTCTATTACCGATAAGTCCTGTCGTTGGACAGCGATTGCTCGAAGATCGACGAATCGAGCAAACTCCGAAAAAATGTCTTCAATGAATCCAGATGATGTCATATTTGTATTATAAACTTTGTTAGATACAAAGTCAACCAGAGATTTTAGGTATTAGGCGAGAAAACGGAATGCCTTGTTGAATTTCGTCTACCGTCCATTCGGTGTGGCACAATTTAAGAAACCAATCGCTTCTGTCTGGGAGTTTGGCGTTTTCAATATTTTCTATTTTTTCGCCTAAATCACCGGCCAAACTGGATTTGTCACAGATGATAGGAACACCGTGAATAGCAGCTTGAACAGCTGGTCCGCTGTTATAGTTTACTACACAATGATAGTTGTAATTGATATTGAAGTCATCGTATGACCCAAGAATTTTTTGAGGACTTTCCATAACAGTCCCAGGCAAATCTATTCTAAATGGGGATCTTGGATGTGGTCTTATTATGATTTTTCGCCTAGTATACTCTTGTAATTTATAAACAATGTCTTTAGTCCATGTCGCCATATTAGGCATCCCCTGCCACTGAAGACTAGCCTGATGTTGTGTGGCTATTAGGATTTCTGGTCTTCTTATTTCTTTGATCGGTTCTAATTTAACCCCTAGTTTTTTTGGTCTATCTGGGTCTAACTCGCCAGAATTAGCAAATTTGCCTAGACCATTGATATGGTCTAAACTTATTCTCCAGGTATGATTTCTTTTCAAGTTACCTACTTCTATTATTAGTATCGGCTTTGCTTGACGTCGTGCTTCTTGATAAATTTTTTGATTGTTTGCCATGCGACCCTGCCATAAAACTGACCATATGACTGCAATATCTTCACCAGAAGTGACGATTTCATGACCAGCATTTCTCAAACCTAATTCAACGGCATTGAACACTGACGGACTATTTAAAGCACCGTATTCTCGATATAATTTGAATCTCATAAGACCTTATAAATAACTGAGTATTTAATGTCTACGATGAGTAAATTTGCAAAAAGAATTACCAAATTTATCAAAGAACCAGAATCGGCGTTGGTCCTGGGGACTGGCTTTGGCATGATTAAAGAACTTACAGAAATATTTGATACAGTTTTTGTTGTTAACTCTGTTCCGCCTGAAATTAGAACAAGAAATTTAATCTATAGGCAAGATTTTCAAGAAATTGGTCAGATAGGTAATCCATCTGCAATATTGGTAGACCTTTTACAGTTACATAATTTAAATCAATGTGTTTCTTTATGGTCGAGATCACGTCCTTTCATTCTAATTGAAGGTAACGAGTTAGTTGATAGAGAAAAAACCAAACTTTTATGGAATTTTCATTACAGGCCAGTAGAACAGATGGGATTTTTTCACGGTTGGAAGATGATGCAATGAAAATAGCAGTGGTAACGACCTTTAATGAGCCGGGTCTTAAAAAATACGGTCAACAGATGATCAATACATTTTGTAAAAATTGGCCAAAGGATGTTACGTTACATCTTTATCCAGAAGAATGCAATCCACAAGTGCCAGATCATAATCAAATCACCCTCAAAAGGTTAGAAGAGGTAAAAGAGTTGATGGCATTTAAAGATAAGTGGAGAAATGTTCCAAAGGCCAACGGCGATGTTTCGTCAGATCCTGTAAGATCTAAAAGAAAAGATGCCGGAAAAGGTTTTAAATGGCACGCCATACGATTCGCACATAAAGTTTATGCCATCTTTGACTGTGCAAGAACCACTGATGCAGATATTTTAATCTGGATGGACGCTGATACTATCTGTCATAGTCCTATAAATTTAGAAACACTAAAATCTTACGTTCCTTTAGACAAAGATTTGTGTTTTCTTGGTAGAAAAAACAAATTTTCAGAATGCGGCTTGTATTCTATGAAGTTACACTCACCGGAAATTAAAAATTTCTTAAAAGAATTTCAAAGAATGTATGATGAAGCCGAATCGGGCATATTTTTACTAGACGAATGGCATGATAGTTTTGTATTTGATGCTGTTAGACATAAATTTCCTCATCTCAAGCAATGGAATTGGAGTGAAGGTCTAGTTACAGGAGAAGGTCACCCCTTAATCAACAGTTTTTGGGGAGCGTATCTTGATCACCTTAAGGGCGGTCGAAAAGATTTAGGAAAAAGTAAAAGAACTGATCTTTTAGTTAAAAGAAAAGAAGCATACTGGCAACAAATTTAAATATATTGCCTAAAAAATCTCCAAGCTTCACCAGATTTTAATTCATCGAACGACCAATGACACATAGATAGTTTTTCTATCCACGATTGTCTATCAGGTAGCAATGGATCTTCAAGACGATCCAGTCCAATATTCGATACTGCATAAGATTGACTGTTTTCTGGATGGGGATCTGTTAAAAATGCCGGAACTCCTTCGATGATACTGGCTACACTAGGGCTGCTGTTGTAGACTACGGTGGCCCATGAGTTCCTTAGGTCGTCAACTAGTCTGTCATTTCTACTAACTGATACATTTTTATGATTAATCATTAAAGATTGGAGAGTTTTTTTATCTCCTGGGTGACCTCTAACAACTATATGACGTTTTTTAGAATATGTTCTAATTTGTTCTATAGTTTTATTGAGCCATTCAATAGTGCTTACACCTTGCATTGACCAACCACCGTTTCTTTGTAAACAGATAAGAATATTTTCACCTTGTGTTCTCCAAGGTTTTAAATTTAAGTTTAATCTTTGACTAATTTTTTGCCAACGAGCAGGATCTATATCTTTGTCGAAATAAAAACCAGTAGTTGGAAAAACACCGTCAAAACTATACCTCAAATAAGTTTTTGTATTGCCTGGATCAGCATATAAAAATAAATTACTATCAACAATTAAACTACGTTTGTTATTTCTTTTTTGTAAATCAATCGCTTGTCTTCTTAACAATAGATGAGGTGCATTTTTTCCATGCTCGTGAACAAATCCTTGTATAAGTGCTACATCACAAGGTAAAACAGTCATAGCTTTATGCTGAATAGCTGTATCACCTGAAGCAATTACACCTTGACAAAAATTATCAAGGATTCGAGGTTTTTCAGGATTACTGTTATTCGGAGGAATGCCGCCATAATATGCGACAGCGGTAAATTTATGCATATTTCTGTATAAGTTTTATAGCAGTTCCGTCTATCAGCTCGTCGTAAGAAAATTGACTATAACTTAACATACATAACCAGTTAGCTATATTTGGTCTTGCTAAATCATTAATGTCTGACAGACTATTCTTAGCGATTGGATTCGTGATATGTCGATCTAATGTAATTATAGGAATTCCGGCCCACACTGCCTCTGTAGCAGCATTAGAGTTAATGCTTATAACACAATGATAATCTTCGTCGAGCAGATGTTTATACAACGGTGCTCTTTGTTTTTTAGGAGCCTTTTCTCTGAATACGATTTTTTTATCGGTATACTTTCTTAATTCCTCTTCGACCTGATATTTCCATTCTTTTATGTTTACATGAAATATTCCGGCAGCAAATTGTCCTGGCTCAATGACTAAGATTTTGTCTCCACCCTCTCTCCACGGTCTCGGAAATATTTTAAAGTTACCGAGTCTATCGGGAGGAGCATCAAAATATTTTCCGTAGTGCAGATGATTTTGAACTACCCTATGCCATTTTTTGTTAGGCTCGACAAAATTAGTATAACCGCTATCTATGAACCAGAATGGATAACTGTTGTCGATTTTTTCAATCAATAATCCCTCGTTGCCTACTGTATTTCTAATTAAGCAATTTTCTTTAGGATTATTAAATTTCGTTCTTCTGATCATCACAGCATCTGTATCGATCTGATACCCAACACTTTTTACAAAGTTTTGTTTCCAGCTGTTCTTATACATTTCGAATACACGATCTTCTCCAAGGTTATTCATAAAGTAATCTAGATTAGAATTGATGTATTTGAAATAAACTTGTTTTCGTTCGGCGAGCGTATTCTTGGCATTGCCCCACCAATTTTTAAGATCTCTTTCGACCGCTCCTTTGATTTTATCTTTGAATTTTTTACGCATCTTCTCGAGATTATATTTAGGTTTTTGTTTTTCAAAGATAACGTAAGAGATAACCTCACCGGCGTGTTCTTCATTTTTCCATAACAATTTAAGAGCACCAAGGTGGTCGATTTGACTGACTAGAAAATGGGATATCTCTTTATCGTTTAATAGAAGTTTCATAAGTATACCTGTTAATAATTCTCCAAGCAACTCCGCTGGAGATTTCCTCTAATGTAAATTGTCCGTATGCTATAGATCGACAATGTTTTAAAATTTGTTCTTCGCTAGGCCTAAAAGGATTTTTTAACTGTGTTAAATCGTAACTAGCTAACGGTGTTGCTGCGCATGGAACAGATACAAAGGCCGGAATTCCGTAAAGAACAGATTCAAGAGCTGCAATACTATTAAACGCCACAGTAGCATATACTCCGCTATCAAATGCATCGTATATAGAATATTCATTATTTCTATAGCTTCTGCTGCCTTTGACTCTTACTTCTATAGGAAGATCGATATTTTCTTTAATTTGATTAGTAGTTTCCTCAACCCACTTGTCATAATCGACATCGTAAAATTTACAGGCCTTAGGATTAGGCATTACTAATAATATTTTTTTATTATGATTTTTCCAACCAGTCCACTTTAATCTCGGATCTTGTTTAACTAGATCTTTCCAGCGGTCGTCTGGGACATCAAAGGTTTGATCATGCTGTAAGCCATTCTTAACAATTCTATGCCATTTCTTTTTACCCGAAGTATTTCCTGGGCTAGGAAAATTTCCAAGATATCCAGTATCTACATAGTAATAGTCTCTATTAGTTTCGATGCATTTATATATGTGATCTTTTTTAATGACACCTCTTAAAACTAAAGGTTTAGATGTATCTTCGCTGTCTGCTGTTACAACATTACCAGATCCTATAGATAAAAAATTTTCTATTGATTCATCATTCATTTTCTAACATCTCTTTTGCTTTTCCATTTCTTAGTTCGCTAACATGAAATTGGCCGTATGCAAGGTGACACCCCCATGCATATAATTTGTCTTTGTCTGGATAATAAGGAGTTTCTATTTTACTCAGATCTTGCAATGTTACAGGACTAGCGGCATGTGTTGGCGAAAGCGTAAATGCAGGTATACCATGAAATACACTTTCAATCGCAGCTACACTATTGAATGTAACCAAAGCAAATACATCATCATCTAATGCTTCTTGTAAAGTATTATGAACCACTCGATCAATTCTTTGTTTAGCTCGGTCTCTTACTTCAATCGGTCTATCAGTATATTTTTTAATTTCATTTATAGTATCTTCAACCCATTGATCTAATTCAAGCCCATAGTATTTCATAGGCTTTTCGTCTGGTTTAGCTATTAATATTTTTCTTCCGCTCTTTTTCCAAGGATTAAATTTTTTATTAAAATGTTTAAACCGATCGTCGGGTCTTTGAATGATATTGTGATGTTGTAAATCGTTTTTCACTATCCTGTGCCAATACTTCCATCCATTGGGATTAGTTAAGGTTCTTTCGTTTCCAAAATAACCTGTATCTACATAATAAAATGTTCTGCCGATATTAAGACATTTTTTAATTATTCTTTTTTTAAGAATTCCTCTTAATACAACAGGATCATTACCTTCTTCTGGATCGAATGTTGCAGGATCAACTGGTTTTTCGCCGCAGCCTGATGCGAACAAATTTATGTAATCGTCTTCTTTTCCCTTACTAAGGAATATCCATTTGCTCATTTTAACATTTCTTTAAGATATTTTTTCCACACTTTATGATAGTCGCATCTGCGATAATCTTTAAACCATGGACCGCCTTCGGTATAGTGCAATGCTTTAGGAGAACCGTCTTGCGGTTCTTGATACCATCCTACTAACCAATTCCATTCAGGTTTTAAGTTTCCGATTTCCTCATCCTTAAGCCATTGGAATCTGTGTAGATATTGTCCTGTTTGAGTATTAACTACGTCCGGGGTAATTTGTTTATTTGACGGATGCCCGCAGTTCCACAATATGGTAGAGCTCCAATTTTTTCTAGGATAAGGCAACTGTTTGCAGCCATCCATCTTAATGCTTTCTTTAGGAGTGTAATCATGTTGCACTACCATTACTGCATATCGATCATCGGCCTGTTCAAATAATTTTGCAACATCGTCTACAAATACAAAATCGCAGTCGACAAATACTGCCCATCCTTTATAGTCAGAAAGGTAAGGAACTAGGAATCTAGTAAAAGTAAATTCAGTAGAGCTTAACGGGTCAACGGCTCTAGTATACAGACCGCTTTCTCTTAATTCTTTTTGCTTGAGAGGAATAACATCTGCATCTGGTTGATGTTTTGTTATGCTGTATTCGCATACTTGAAACGCAACATCTTCTCTGATATCGTAACCAACAAATACTTTCATTTTCTTTCTATATCCTCTTCTTCGCATCGTTCTCCGTATTGTATTTCTACAATCTTTACAGGTTCAGTATGCGGATTAGTCAGCTGATGCCATTCGTTTACTGGAACTTTATATTCTTCGTGTAATGCTAACTCAGTTGAAGGTAACGAATAGCCGCCTGGCATCATGCTGTTAACCACTGCTCGTCCTTCGCTGACAATCCAATACTCTGCACGATGATAGTGACGCTGCATACTTAGACTCTTACCCGGATTGACTGTAAGTTCTTTAACTTTCATTCCTGGAACTTCATGCAGTATACGATAATATCCCCACGGACGTTCAGTCTTTGGTGCTTTCCATTCTTGTAGTATCCACGAGCTAGAATTTGCTTTATCGAAGCCGCCAACGCCAAAAACAAATTCTAAATTGTCATCGTCGATATCCATTTCTGGAATATTTTTATCAGTTCGATCGCCACCATTCGCAAAAATAATTTTATCGCTAGGATAACTTTGTCGAACCATCTGGATAGCATTTTTAGCACTACCGTCGTTGTCGTTAAAATCTATAACAAAATCAACGCCAACGATATTCCTTACAATACTTGCACGTTCTTTGTAAGGCATAAATGGTGCACCTTTCTTGCGAGTTAACCATGCATCTGAATTTACTCCAACAATTAAAATATCGCCTAGTGCTTTAGCTGCTTTGAAATAGGCAATGTGCCCTGAGTGTAGTGGGTCGAATCCACCTGTAACTAATACGATTTTGTTCATGTGAATATTTATCTACCCAGATAATGGTAAATATTGAAACTTGGAGACTGTGTGGAATTAGATCTAGCAAAAACTGTCTGTAGAATTGATCAGCAAAAAAAATTAGCTGAGACTCTCGGCATGACCGAATGGATCAAATATCTCGACGAAGATCAATTTCTTATAGAAAAATTAGAATTATTTGACCTATTAAACTTAAAAGAAAAAACTAATCAAAAGATTTTAGACATCGGTGCAGGACTAGGACATTTTGGATCAATCTCTAAATATCATAATCACGAATATCTAGGAACGTATTTTGGAAGAACATCCAAGTCATTGGAACCGTTTCATAGAGATGCAGGATTGAATATGACCGAATTCGGTTTATTTCCTAACTATGATAAGAATATTCCCAAGGGTCCTTGGGATTGCATTATAATGATCCGAACAACATTCGAACTTAATGAAGAATGGTCGTCTGACGATTGGAAAGAATTATATCAATGTTGCATGGACAATTTAAATCCAAACGGACAACTTCTAATTAAGAGCAATCTTGCTGTTGAATTGAAAAGAAAATACGGAAGATTAGAAACACAGTGCTGGAATAGAATGATGTCTGCATTTCCAAACAAAAGCCCACTACCGCAATGGTCGTGGGCAACATGGCATTGGATTAAAGAGTAGCGTCCTCTAATCCTGATGTTCTAAGTTTAACAATATTAGAAATTTGCCATTGTTTAATGTCTAAGGCTTTAATAATGCCTAGCCATTTATTTCTTAGCAGAGCGAAATCGTTGATAATTTTTTCAAAATCTACAACGTCAGCTTCGCCTTCTACAAATTTTTCACAATCTCTAGAGCTTAACTGACGTTGATAGTTTTCAAGATACTTACGAAAGTGTTGACTACGAAGTCTACGAAGTTCAATATTAAGATACTCTAATATTGCTTCGATCTCTTGAAGTTGATTAAATCGATTTTCTACAATACCTGGCATATTTGCAGCGGCTTTTTCAAGGTTTCCCGCTATGCGAGCATCTGTTTTTGCTGCTAGTAATTCAGCCTCATAATACGCTACGGCATCAGGAATATTTGAAATATCCTTCGAAACTCGATCATACCAATTCATTTAATCCTCATCTTCATATCTGTCGTAGTCTTCTTCTTCCTCAATTTCTTCGCCGTCGATGGCATAGTTTATAGCATCGTCGAGATACGGATCTACTCCAAGTAGATTTTCTAATATTGTATCTTTAATACCATAATCAAGTAGCGTATTGATAAAATCGTAAGCTACATCTTTTCTTGCTTTTTCTGGAATGTGTTCTACAACTGAATTCCATAGATCGGCTATTAAATCGTCTTTCATCCTTGGGTCTCCGTTTCAGGTTCAACTGTAGTAGTTATCTCAGAAACGGATTTTTCGCCATGATTTGAAATGTCTGTCATTACTTGATCTAGACATCCGCCTTCATTGCGTTCCCACTCTTTACGATAGAATTTAAGAATTTCACCATCGCTGGTAACATAAGAAAGTCGGTTGCCATCTTTCTTAAGCATACCTTTACCTTCGGCAAGATCAACCAATCCGCTGTAAGGATTCATTCCTGTTTCGTATGGAATCTTAACCTGAACACTTTCAAAAGGTTTAGCATAACGTGTTTTCATGATTTTACATGCGGCACGAATACCTTTGACTTCTGAAATCTTGTTGCCATCCTCGTCCTCTTTGAGTTTGAGTTTTTTCATAGCAACTACAATACTAGACGCATAGATAAAACCCTGGCCGCCGCTGATCTTGTCATCGGGATCAAACATGTCCTGCGATGCATATGTGTGATTAGTAGCGACTAAGCCAATATTTAAAGAACCAAACATGTTAACACAGTTACGAACCAATGCTGTTAGTGCTTTAGGCTTACGACCCATGTCACCTTTCAAATCACCTGCTTCAAACTGATTAACGTCTGTAGGAGTTAACAACATACCTAATGAATCAAGGATAAACAAGACCTTAGGGCGAGTTTCTTCCGGCATTGCTTTGTATTCAGCAACAAATTCTGTAATAGTCTTTGCCACATCGTCGATCATTGCCATGTTAAGTTTTAGCAACTTATCTTCGTCTGTATCAACACCTAGTGCTTTTAACCAATCTTCGTCGAGCGCATTTTCTGTATCAATTAAGATAGGATAAATGCCCTGTGCTTGTGCTGCCTTAATAAGGTTACCTGAGCAGATATATGATTTACCAGCACCAGATTCACCGGCAAACACAGTTACTTTACCTAGCGGAACACCTTTGTGAAAGTCGCCGCTGATTAGATAATTGAGTGCGTAATTACCTGTCGAAACCCAATCTGTCGGGTCATTAAAACCAATACTAAGACCTTCAATATTCTTAGTAATTGACTTTCTAAATTTTGAAATATCAAATGCTTTGGCCATATTATTTCACCTTTGGCATTCTTGGAATGACTTCGATATCCTGTCTGCCGATTGCCTGCAACCATGTATTCAATCTAGTAATAATAACATCGCTGTCTTTAGGATTGTCAAATCTAATATCAATATCCGCTACTGTGTCGCCGGATTGATCTTCGCGACTGTTATAACTTAGAGAAAAGTTCTCGTTGATTTTTACTGCTCTTGCCATTTTTAATCTCCTGTAGTGATGAGAGAGTGCGAGACTTGCTCGCACTCTTGTTTAGTATTAGCCGTTTTGACGAGCGCGAATCTTGGCAAGAATATCTTGAGCCCTTGATGCGCTTTCAGTAGATGCAGCCGGAGCAGCAGCCGGAGCAGCCTTAGCTACTGGTGCTGGTTCGTCGTCTACTTGATCATCTGCTACAGTGGGTCTAGCAGTGGCTTTGTTAGGATCTCCTGTGGCAGCACTCATACCTGCTGGTTTGAAATACTGACCCCAACGATCCATGTCATATGCCTCACCATCAACTGATGCTTCGAACATTTCCTTCATAACCTTAAGTTCAACATCAGTTGGTTTCTTAGGTAGGAAGTCACTTAGGTTAAACAACCCGTGAGCATCAATAGCGGCAGTTTCGATGTCTGTTAAGGCACGTTCACGACGACTCCATTTTGAAGTAGAGTAATCTGCAAAACCACCTTTGCTAGTTTTAGCGATACGGAAATCTACACCGCGGAGGTAATCAGTTGGCAATTCTTCCAACTCTGGATCCATCAATGCTGAACGAATAATTTGATAGATTTGAGGACCGATGATAAATCTACGGATAGGATTATCAGGTGTTGTATCTTCTTTTAGTGGATCTTCAACAACGAAACCTTGGAAGATGTATGAACGTTTCTTCCAATATTTACGACCCATTTCTTCAAGGCTCTTGTCCTTGAACCAACCACGAACCTCTGACAGAATCGGACATGCAGTTCCATCGTTATACATTTCAACGCAGGGGACCTGCACTTGAACTGGACGTGAATCTGTTTCGCCTTTGATACCTGCAAACGGCAATTTGATCATTGCACGTTCTACCCAGAAGAATGTGTTGTTAGGATTGCCATCGGGTAAGAAGCGCACTACGGCTTCCTTGCCTTCTTGCATGTTCCAATGTGGGTAAATTGCGTTGTCGCCACCGCCGGTGGACTGACCTGAAGATTTGCTTTGTGCTTCTTGAAGTTTCGCACGAATTTCTGCTAATGTTGCCATTTTATAGCCTCCTTATGCCTTAATGTAAATGACTTTGTATGCCTTTCGCATAACACTAATTATGCGCTTTTTATTTAGCAAGATCAATACTCTTTCTAAATTTATTTTTACCAAAAGAAAAGTGGGTTAACCCCACTTTTCTTCATATTTCGCTAAAGCCAATTGCCTAGCTAACCATAATCTAAATTTAACGTATTCTGGAAGATCGTCATCAGCATCTTGGCTTTTGATTAATTCCGGTCTACGGTAGCCTACGTATATACTATCATCGAGTTCGAGTTCAAAGTCCTCTCCGTCGACGGAGATTAACGCTACTACGTGTGGATTACTTCTTAGCAGGTTCTGCTTTTTTGTCGTCTTTCTTAGCTGGTTCGCTTTTAGCGGCAGGGGCCTTAGCGTCTTTAGCTGGCGCTGCTGGAGCGGCTGCTGCTGGCTTGGCTTCTACCTTCTTTTCTTCTTTCTTGGCTGGTGCTTGTGCGAAAGCTGATACTGCGAACAATGTTGCTACTAGAGTTACGATTGATTTCATTTGAAATCTCCTTTTAAATGTCGCTGACAAAATTGTCTGCGTATATATATAACGCCTTTGCTCAAAAGAAAGTTGACATCTTGGCCAAGAAAAAGGGCACCGAAGTGCCCAATTTCACTGCTACGAACAATCTTTACATTGATATGCCTTGAGCAATACCGGATAATTTTCTAATACTTTCTAATTCGGGATTGAACGATTCTTTATCAGGAATGTTAGGAGTTCCAACTGCTAATGCGCCTACTTTGCGATGACTAAAATCTGCAATTGGCTTAATTAGTTTCATCTCTAGACCTTGCTTGATAGCACTAACAGTCATTTTATCAGCATTGCCTAAAATGGTAACAGTAGCCATTTGATTTTCCTCGTCGGGCTCAACCTCTGTGCCTGGTAGGTCAACCAATTTGTTCATTATGTAATCATAGCCTTCTGGTCCTACTGCCGAATATGTGCTTTGACTAATACTAGCTTCTTTCACTCCGGCTAGTTCTTTGACTCTTGCCAATTCTGCTAATTCCGGATTTTGTTCTGTTGACTGTTGTGGAGCCATTCTTTCTACAAATTTACGAGCTACGTGTTCTGCCTGCTCACCAAACTTCTTGCCTACCATTGTGCAAACGCCTTCTGGGCCTTTGGGGAATGTGCCTGACTCTTTGTCATAGAACGATGTAATAAACTCTGCAAGTTCTTTTACATTCATTCTTCCTTGAGATTCGCGTCCTTCTTCGTTGTCGTCGCTTTGTGTTACAGGTTCTTCGGCCGGAGCTGCCGCTGCTGCTGGCTCTGCAGCCACCTCTGCACCTGCTTCTGGCTCTGCGGCCACCTCTGCACCTGCTTCTGGCTCTTCGACGTAATCGCCGAAATCTAACTGCTCTAATACTTCTGGAGCATTTAGAGATAACCAATCTTTTACAAGACCTCTGCAGCAACTATCTGGATCTTCTGCTGCCTGTGCTTTAATTCTTTTGTATAATTCAGGATCTTCGATAATGCCTTTTAAACTTTCGATGGCATTTTGTCCATCCACGCCTGCTGGAAAATGTTGACCTACAAGTTCTTGCAAATCTTTAATAGCAGTTTGTTGCTCTTCTGGATCTTCAGATGTTATAGCACTTTCTTCGCCTAGTGCCATGACCCAATTTTCAAATTTAGCAAAAGGATCATGTTCTTCTTGTTCTAATTCGATATCTTCGTTGTTTAATTCTTCTTGTGTCATTGCGACTATGTCGTCGTAGCCTATTGTGTTTCCTTCTTTCATTAGTCTATATAAGACCGGAAATACACTTGCTATATCTTCTTTAAATGATTTTACTGTAAATTTTTCTTTGAAATCTTCTACTACATCTTGAGGAATTTCATAGTCTTGCTGTGCTTGGAAGTTTTCAATAAACGATTCGTAATGACTTTGTTTTGAGATTGCCTTAATTTGTTCACGTAATCTATTCAATGCTTCTGATGAACGTTCTACTATTCCGTTTGTATCACTGTTCATAAGATCATTACGAACTACATAGTTGGAAAAACTCTTCAACTGTGCGATTTCTTCGCTCATTCTAATAATACTTTTGCCTACATCATCATACGGTAAGCCACCGTTGGCCACGTGACGCTGCATAGCGCGAGCACCTGCTAGATGAATGAAAGGATATTTAAATCTTTCACCGTCTTGATTTTCTACAAACAATGCAGAAATGTTTCTAGTTCTAGCACCAGGCTGTGTATCGTCTGTCAATGCTTGACTATGCTTTATAATCAATCGTGTGTCTAATAATTTCTGATAGCTTACGGTTTTAGAACCATATAGTGTGCTTTCGCTTACGTTCATAACGCTTTCTCCAACTGGTGCTTGAATAGTATTTTTATTTTCTGGTTTTGGTTTAGAGTTCTGGCTAAGAAATTCATAATCTCTTTTATCTAAATTATCTTTAGCAATATCTCTTGTGTCAAAACTTAATAATCTTCTTTTAGAAAACTCTCGTAGTTCTCTAAGAAATTTATACCAGTTGGCTTTTTGTCCATCATCCATACCCTCAGTAATACCATGACTAAAGTATATTTTCATTGAGTTGGGTTCTGCCAAACTGATACTGACATGTCCTATAGGAGTATTTCCCTCCATATAGTCAAAGTCAAAGAAACGAGCTTCTTCCGGGTTAATGGTAATTTGCCCAGTTTCTGCTCCTAATTTTAGGCCCTTAAATCTGCTGCGAATTTTGTAAAACAGATCAGTAGCTATGTTATTTCTTGCGTCCATAAGTATATTTATTAAAATCCTGTGCTAACGAATATAGGCATAGGCATCTGATCTTCAGTGACTTTTTCCGTCATTTTTTCATAAATGTGCGGATCCCAGTCAGCTAATACATCAGCCATCCTAATAATCAATAATGATGCGGCTATAAGATCGTCATGTTCGCCGCTTTTCGCTCCAAATCCTACCCCGTGTGCTACGAATGTTTTTAACTCCGAAACTAAAGGTTTGGATTTTATCTCCATTTTTTTAGTTTCGATTAAGTTTTTTAATTGGCTACAAGCTGAAATTTTTGTTCTATGCGTAGTATTAAAACCTTTTCGGAATTTACGTATATGCCCTTTGCGTATCGGCTCACTTAAAAACAGTCCGTGAAAGTTTTCTTCTCCAATATCGCTGATAACAATCAAAGCTGCTTCACCTAATTGATTGTTTTCTACAGAGTAATACAACTGAGGATTACCTCCTCTTTCTTGGCCTCTGTCGTTGATATATCTAAGTATTTCTCTCATGTGTTTAACTTGAGCCTGAATAGGTGTAAGATTATGACGCCATTCTGCTACCTGTATCATTGTTGGCATTTCAAATACTTGTATAGCAGCATAGTCTCCACCAGTTCCCATACTAGGATCTAATGCTACAAGATATGTCATTCGAGGATCAATATCTTTATACCATCTTGTTTGACCCATTACCATTGTAGGTTCCACACCCTGCAATTCAGCTAACTTAACAGAATTAATTAGAGTTTCGTCATAAATTAAGAATTCGCAATCAAATTCTCTACGAAAGCGTTCTTCTCCGATCTTGGCACGTTCTACTCTAGCCCAGTCTTCGTCTCTATCAGGATGCTCAGACCAATGTGCGTAATATGATGCGAATCCGTTAATACCCACTTTCTGTTCGTTTCCATGATCATCAAACTTTTTATTAGCTTCAGTCCAAATCATAGCAAACTGATCTTCGTCCGAGTTAGGCGTTGATGTAATAATACACTTACCGCCTGTCGATAGTGTTGGTGACAGCGCAGTCCAGAATTCTTTGGCTTTTTCTGGTGGCTGCACAAACGCAAACTCGTCACAGTAAATTAAAGAAAGAGACTTACCGCGACCAGTGTTTTCTGTTGTGGTGGTCGCTTGTATACGTGATCCGTTATCGTATTCGATCGTGTTTCTATTATATGAATAAACACCGGCACGTATAAAGTCTGGCAAGTTCTCATACCCGTAACGATAACGGTTCATAATATCTTGCGCACCTTCATATTTGTGAGCAGCAATAAGAACTTGAGCTTCTGGAACAAACATAGTATACCACAACAGATAACCCGTAGCGCAGGTTGTCTTACCCATCTGGCGAGGTAACATAGCGATACACTGTTTATTTTCGTGATAAGATTGGATTAATCTTCTTTGATAATCGTAAGGGTCAAACTTAATAGCACCCCTAGTTGGATGTTGTATCTTTAAAAAGTTTTCACAGAAATATAAAGGCCCGTTTATAGGATCCATACAGGCTTCTAAATGCTTTACTTCCTCAAGAGTGTATCTCTGAGGAGCATGAGCTTTTTTAATTAATACGCCGTCTAATGATTTTGCCATACTACTATTTAATGAAAAAAATAGGGCCTTGCGGCCCTATTTGGATTTGTATTTTCTTTATGCTACAGTGATGCTGGAAGCAGCGGCCACTGTGGTTCCACTGATATCAATATCGTTGGGTCCAATACTTGTTGTTGTAGCTCCACTATCTATACCAATTCTTCTAATACGTGTTTGTAATTCAGATGCACTGTTAATAGATTTATCTACCACAACATGAATAGTTCCAGCACTAGAATCGGTTACAAAAAACATCAACGGATTTATTTCTTTGATGATTTGTTCAACTGCCTCATCTATTGCATCGTCTTCTGCACGTAGATCTATTGCTGATGCTGATGCATTTTTTACAGTGATAAGAAATGCATTTGCATTTAAACTATATAGTGTGCCTACTGTAACCGCAAGTCCATTTACTCTTGTTACTGATGCCATTATTTGACTCCTTTAGCTTCTTCTAATCTGCGCAGTAATTCTGCACGGATTTGTGAACGAAGATCAGTTGATTCAGCAGCCATAGGATTGTCTCCGCGGAAAGGCTTGTCGCTGAAACTCTTCTTGGGCTTGTTTAAATCGTCGCCATCTGGAATAGCAGCGTTAATTCCCATTGTTTCTGGTTCAGAATCGCCTAAAGAATTTCCAAATGCTTCCTCTTTATCTTTTTTAGGAGCACCGTCTGGCATATTATCTGCATCGTTGTCGCTAGGACCGCCCATATTATCTGCATCTGGTTCTGGATGATCGCCTTCTGGCTCATCGCTTAGATCAGGTAGCATTTTTAACGGAGGTAAACCGCCCATTGGCTTATCCATTGGTTCGATGCTGATAGAAGGAGGCATTCCTCCCGTTGGCTTATCTGCATCTGGATTAACTGCCTTGATTAATTTCATTAATTCTTCGATGTTATCTAATCCTTGAGCATTTAGATTTAGACTCATGCTTGGAGGCGGAGTATCTGGCTTGCTCATTGTAGGACTCATCGGGCTTGGTGGCATATCTGGTGGACATTCAGCAACTGGTGTGTCATCTAGAACAGGAGTAGATTCTACCGCTGGTTGATCTAGCTCACGCATCTTTGCCATTAAATCATTAAAGTTCATTTTAACTCCCTAAGGTGCTCTTAACACCTGCTTTATCTGTTTTGGCCTTAGGCAGTTTAAATTCTCCTTGACCGTTTTCTTTCTTACGGGCTTTTGCAGCCTTGTCTAAATCTTTTAAGAAACCCTTGTTGAAATCATCCCCAAAGTAATCTTTGTGTTTTGCATTAGTAGACTCTTTGTATTGAGCATCATCTAACAGTGCTTTACCACTAGGTTCTTGATCCATAAGAGCTTGATCAATTTCAGTAGGTTCACTGCTACCGCGAACACGGAAACAATCTTCATCTAATCCTGTAGCTTTTACACTAGCAGCGATTTCTTGACTGTTAATCGGATACTCGCAAATAACTTCAAACACAGTTACTTCCATGTTAGATTTATTAGGAAAATCTAAAGGAAGTTTTTGTATAGGGGTAGTAGCTACTTTTTCAAATGTTAAAACTTTGCAGCGATCTAGATCATTTTTGAGCTTTTCTTGAAAGCCCTCTGGAAGTTCGCCGGCAACTTTTACTTTGAAACTGTAGGCCTTTTTGCTTTCGGCAAGGTATTCTTTAAAAGTTTTCATAGTAATATTTAGTCCTTTTGACCCAATTTCTTAAGCAGCTCGTTCCTGTCGGTTATAATATAGCCCTGGCCGTTAATAACATCGTTAGGATCGTCACCGCCTGCATCTTTGTCAATTTTATATTTTTTCAGTTGAAGATCTACCGCTTTAAGTTTCTTTTCGATTTTGTTAGTTTTTGCTGTGATAGCGTTGCCCATCATACTAGCAGCTACTTCAAAAATTCTACCGCTGTAGCGAACTTCAACATTCATACCTAAATCCATTAGATCATCGTATGCTTGTTCTGCTTTTTTAGCTAAATCGTCTAATTCTTTTTCATCAAGAGTATCGAGCTCTTTGATCTGTGGTAAACTTTTGGTTATTTCAGCGACTGCTTTATAGCTTTCGTCTAATGATTTTACTTCCTCGTGCGTGGGAACTTGCACTGGAGTCTTAACTTCTTCTTTTTCTATTTCTATTTCTTTAGAATCTTCTAAATTGAATAGTTCTTCAAGTTTTTTAGTCATACTATACTTATCTACGTTTTGATCCTTGATGGAAAATATCGCCTTCGTTAACGACCCTAAAACGAATACCTTGCTGTTTGCACCATGCAGTAGCAGCTTCCCATTTGGCTAGATTTTTAATATATTGTTCTTGGTTGTAGGCGCTTTTTCCTACATATTCTCTTAGGGTCTGACTTTGAGGTTTTACTTCAACTACTTCGGCGTGTTTTTTACCATTCTTATCTTTATATACAATAAAAAAATCCGGAACATAGATCGTATATTTTCCCGACAACGGATCTTTGTAAGGTATCTGAACACTTTCGCTAGCCCAATTTTCTACTCCGGGGTGTTCGTCGAGCATTCTCATGAATACAAACTCCCAACTTGATCTCGCCAATGGAGTTTTTTTACCTACATACTTTGTAGGGTTTTTCATTTCAAATCTACCCTGAGCAAATTTAGCCATTATACTGCGATATTTCTAATTTGATTTGGAATCACTCGTTCGGTTCTAAATCCTAGAGTAGAAGTTGCAGGTCTATTGTTATTTAAAATTTCACCAACAAGTATACTAAGATCAGTGACGTCAAATTTATTTAGAGAATCTAAAAATTGAAAAACAGGAATCCCGTCTATCTTTGCCTGTTTTAAAACCAATGTAGCAATTACTATTGCAGTGTCTTGATCAAAACCTCTTTTTGTAAAGAATCCAATGGCTCCGTCAACTTCGTTAGCATGAAACTCTAGAGGTTCTTGACCGTAAGAATCAAAAAATAATTTTGTTCCAGCAGCACTATCTTGTTTAATATTCTCTGGAAGATTTGTAGTAGCAGCCATGTTAATTTCCTGTTAGATTTCTTTGAGTGGCTGTAGTGGTGCCTGTATTGTTTGAACTTTTTGGAAACACACTACCTACAACACCTGC